ACCCACTTGAGTTTATGTACTCAGTGCTAAAGAATGAAAAGGACAAAGATGCAAGAACTGAATATCTTATTGAAGCAAAAAGAATGGGCATTAGCGTTAAGTTACCTCACATTAACGATTCGGATATTGATTTTAAAATTGAGGGTAAAGGCATTAGGTTTGGACTCAGTGCTATCAAGTTCATATCTGACAAAATTGGTGAACGATACATATCAGCACGACCATTTAATTCGTACAAAGAACTTGAAGAGTTTACATTTACCAAGGGCAACGGAGTAAACAGTCGTGCACTACAGGCACTAAGAGTAATTGGTGCTGCAACATTTAATGATAATCCTAGAAATGATCAGGAGATTAAAGAGAACCTATATGAATACTTAAACCTTCCAGAGTTTAATATTACTATCCCTTCTCACTACTATGCCTTCATTCAGGATATTGTTGACTTTGAGGAAAAGGGATCATACATTTTTATGGGTATGGTAAAATCAATTAAGCGAGGAACAGGATGGTCACGAGTTGAAGTTTTGGACAAAACTGGCAGTGTCGGTATATTTGATGATGAAAATACAACTATTGAGACAGGTCGTTCTTATCTGGTCTTGTGTAATGATAACAGGATTGTTTCTTTCATACCTTCAGATGAGATAAAAGAATCATCTCATGCACTTGTAAAGTTCTTAAGTTATAAGCAGTTGCCATACAAGGATGATGAAATGTTTGTAGTTTCTTTTAAGCCAAGGATTACAAAGACTGGAAAGAAGATGGCATCTCTTACACTTGCAGACACAAGCAGAGACTTGCATTCTATTACAGTTTTCCCTACATCTTTTGCAAAAGCATATATGCACATTGAAGAAGGAAAATCTTATAAGTTTGATTTTGGAAAGACAAAAGACGGAACAGTAACATTGGAGGATGTACATGTCAGTTAGTATAGAAGAAGCGTTAGCACAACTTGATCCTAAGTTAAGGAAAAGACTTGGAAGTGGGGTTGGTATTAATTATGAATACCAAGCAACACCAAGTTTTGGATTGAACCGTGCCCTAGGAGGAGGTCTTCCTTATGGAAGACAGGTTCTTATCTGGGGATCAAAGTCTTCTGCAAAGTCTTCTATGTGCCTTCAGATGATTGCTCTAGCACAAGCAGAAGGAAAGTTGTGTGCCTGGATTGATTCAGAAATGTCATACTCAGAAGAATGGGCTAGAACTTTGGGGGTAGATCCAGAAAAACTAATTTACTCACAAGCAAGAACTATTAGTGATATGGTAGATGTAGGCGTTGGACTAATGAACGCTGGAGTTGATTTAATTGTGGTAGACTCTATTACATCAATGCTTCCTGCAATTTATTTTGAGAAGGACACAGATGAAATGAAGGCTTTGGAAAACACAAAGCAGATTGGAGCAGAATCCCGTGACTTTAGTAACGCATGGAAAATGCTTAACTATGCAAACAATAAAGTTAAGCCAACTCTGCTTGTTCTTATTTCTCAGTCTCGTAACAATATCAATGCTATGTATACTAGCCAGCAGCCTTCTGGTGGTCAGGCTACTAAGTTTTATTCCTCATGTATTGTTAAACTCTTTTCTTCAGAGTCAGACAATCAAGCAATTAAGGGCAAAATCAAGGTAGGAGATAAATTAATTGAAGAAAAAATTGGTAGAACGATTAAGTGGGAACTCCAGTTCTCAAAAACCTCCCCAGGGTTTCAATCTGGCGAGTATGATTTTTATTTTAGAGGTGATGATATTGGTCTTGACACCATCGGCGATCTTGTTACTACTGCTGAACTAAACGGCATTGTAGAACGCACAGGTGCTTGGTACATCCTTCCAGACGGCTCAAAAGTCCAGGGTAAAGAGGCATTTGTTAATCGTGTAAGAGAGGATCTTGACTTGCAAGAATCAATCAAGGCAAAACTAAATGGCTAACTTTACTGTTTACAATGGAAAGTTTATTTGTCATGAATGTAAAAGTGATGTTAGATCTTTAAGGCTATACCCAGAAACAAAAACAGCAACATGGATGTGTCCAAATAAGCATCTTAGTACAGTTAAGTTTGGTAAGCAGAAATACAAGGGCAATGACAGAGAAGAGTGAGTCCAAAAGAATAGGTGCCAAGCAGCACAAGAACTCTGGACGCAACACTCAAAAGGGAGATGCTTCCTGGAAAAACTTTGTTGTAGACTTTAAAGAGGTGGGAAAGTCCTTTACTTTAAACAAAGAGGTTTGGGCAAAGGCGACAACTGATGCTATGAAGAATGGTAAAGACCCAGCCATTGTTGTCGTACTGGGCGAGGGTAACTCTAAAGTAAGACTTGCTATAATTGAGATGAGCATATTAGAAGATCTAGTGGAGGAATAATGGAACAACAACAAACAACGATAGAGATGGTTAATGGTTTGGCAGAGATTGCAGACTATATGCAGGACGAAGAATTGACTACTGCTTTAACATTCATTGCCAAGATAATTATTAAGCCAGATATTCCTTTGAATGTGGCTCACATAGAGATTGTAAGGCTTCAGGCAATTGCAGCAAAGATGGCCTTTAAGGCAACCTGGATGGCCAATGTTGATAAGTCAGATCGTGGAAAGAAGAATCTTTATTATACGGCAGCAGAGTCGTTAAATAACTTGGTGTCTGCACTAAAGTACATAACCCGCTAGTCTGCTATAATTATACTAATAGAAACGAGAAATGATGACGAAGAATTTACTGCACACTGTAATGATAAAGCCAGAAGAAAAACCAATTCACCGCATGGATATAGCGGGACTTGAGGCAAAGATTAAAGAAGGATATACGATTACTCGTGTAGATAAGCACACAACAAAAAAGACTTTTGCTCCATCGACAATCGCATACGGGCACGGAGAGTGTGCTAGATATTGGTATCTTGCTTTTAATGGTCAAATGTTTGAAGATAATGCAGACGCATACGCTGCTGCAAATATGACTGCAGGAACGCTATCACATGCACGAATTCAAAACGCAATGCTTAACGCTGGCATTGTTAAGGTTTTCCGTGATGAAAATAATGAAGCAACAACAGAGTTTAAGATTATAAATGAAGATCCTCCTATCTTTGGGTATGGGGATGTCATGTTTAATTGGCAAGGCGAAGAACTCATTGGTGAAATTAAAACAATGATGAACGAAGGGTTCGAATATAGAAAGGCATCAGGCAAGGCCAAGAATGGTCACCTAATGCAGTTACTTATCTATATGAAGATCTTAAAGAGACCAACTGGTGTTATGATTTATGAAAATAAAAATAATCATGAACTCCTTTTGATCCCTGTAGATGTAAACGATCATTACCGTCGGTGGGTAGACCAGGCATTTGATTGGATGAGATTAGTTCGCAAGACATGGGAAGATAAAACCCTGCCAAACAAAAACTATAGATCAAACTCCAAGATATGCAAGTCATGCCCAATTAAAAAAGCATGTGAGTCTGCAGGTCCAGGCGTACTAAAAATAGCGCCCTTGGAGATTCTCGGTGAAGAATTGTAAGTTTTGCGATAAAAATTTTGATCAGTCAGTATCTTATCAAATATACTGTTCTGGAGATTGTAGAGATCTAGCAACAAAAGAAAAAATTGCTGAAAGATATTTACATTCAAAAAGACAAAAAAGAAGAGGGAAGACAAGGCTCTGCAAGTCTTGCTCGACCCCTCTATCGATATACAATGACGACGCTATATGTTCTTCTTGTGCAGTAAATCCAGACGCAGTAAGTCGGGCAATTAAAGAAATAAAAGGAAAAACAAATGGTAAAAAATAAGTGGGGCCTAGAAGTAAAGCCACATACAATTTGCGCTATTGACGCTAGTACTAACAGTCTTGCGTTTTCTTTATTTGCTGGAGAAGATCTTGGGTCAGTTGGCAAGATTAATTTTGAAGGAAACAACACCTATGAAAAAGTTATGGATGCAGGTAAAAAAGTAAAAGGATTTTTTGATATATATGGTGGGTTTGAAGCAATCATTATTGAGCACACAGTATTTATGAATAGCCCAAAGACTGCTGCAGACCTTGCCCTGGTTCAAGGAGCAATTCTTGGTGCTGCTGGTCAGACTGGAACTAAAGTAATAGGTACTGTTTCTCCTATTACTTGGCAAAACTACATAGGAAATAAAAAAATATCAAAGGACGAGCAACTTTTTATTCGTGCACAGCATCCTGGAAAATCTGTTTCTTGGTACAAGACTTATGAAAGAAACCTTCGCAAAGAAAGAACTATAAAATTTATTAACACTATCTATGATAGAACTATTACTGATAACGATGTCGCAGATGCTTGTGGTATTGGGCACTGGGCTCTAAAAAACTGGGGGAAAGCAATTGGAGTTGACAAATAGCACTATGGCTGCTAAACTATATACATCAGAAGTCTTTATGCGTAAGAGATATCTTATGGACAAGAAGACTCCAGAAGAGATTGCAAAGGAGTGCGGAGTTAGTCTAGAGACTATTTACGTATACCTTGCTAAGTTTGGATTAAGGAGGTCGAAACGATGAATAAAGTTGAAAAAGCGTTAGTAGCACTTGCTGTAGCAGGCACTGTTGGTTTTGCTTTTGCATTTGCTGCATTAAAAGGAATTCCAGAAGCATTTGATTGGGAGACAGACGATGAGTAATAACTTAAACATAACAGTTGACCAAGTTAACAATCCTTTGCATTACACCTCAGACCCATCTGGTATTGAGTGCATTGAGATAACTCGCCATCGTAATTTTAACATTGGTAATGCCTTTAAGTATCTGTGGAGAGCAGGACTTAAAGATGAAGCAAAGACCATACAGGATCTTGAGAAAGCAATCTTTTACATCAAGGATGAAATAAATAGACTAGAGGGAAAATATGTCAACTGAAGATGATCTAGTCAAGCACCTTGATCAAGTAAATCAAGTAGTAGAAGAATACCTAAAAGGTAATGACCCAACCGTAATCTCTAAGCAACTTTCAATACCAAGACAAAGAGTCGTAACTCTTATCAATGAGTGGAAAGTTATGGCATCTGCTAATGATGCTATTCGTGCTCGTGCTAAAGAAGCACTTGCTGCTGCTGATACACACTACAGTAAGTTAGTTTCTCGCACATATGAAGTTATTGATGAAGCATCAATGACAAACAATCTTAGCGCAAAGACTGCTGCAATTAAACTTGTCATGGATATTGAGTCTAAGCGTATTGACATGCTACAAAAGGCTGGTCTGCTTGAGAACAAAGAACTTGCAGAAGAAATGATGGAGATTGAGAGACGTCAAGAAGTTCTTGTTTTAATATTAAAAGACATTGCATCAGAATACCCACAAATTCGTGATGAGATTATGCGTAGACTATCTTCATTTGCAAAAGACAACGAGGTGATTACAGTTGTCCACGATGTTCAATGAGTTTCTTGAAGTACTTAAGGATAACCATTTTCAGGAAACACCAGTAGACGCCAAAACATTTGTTGAGGGTGAATCCTATCTGGGCCAGCCTGGACTATCTGAGATACAGTACGATATCGTAGAGGCAATGAGCCAGATCTATCGCAAAGAAGATCTCGTTGATATTATGGGAGAAGAAGAAGGAACAAGATACTTTGAAAAATATACAAAGAATGAAATTATCCTGCAACTTGGCAAGGGATCTGGCAAAGACTTCGTATCAACCGTAGCATGTGCATATATAGTATATAAACTATTGTGCCTAAAAGACCCAGCAAAGTATTTTGGTAAGCCAGCAGGAGATGCTATTGATTTAATTAACGTTGCTATTAACGCTCAGCAGGCTAAGAATGTTTTCTTTAAAGGTTTTAAATCAAAGATTGAAAGATCCCCATGGTTTGCTGGAAAGTACTATGCAAAAGCAGACTCAGTTGAGTTTGATAAGTCTATAACTGTTTACTCTGGTCACTCAGAAAGAGAATCACATGAGGGACTAAACCTTCTTCTTGCAGTGCTTGATGAGAT